TCAGTAGATTTTGGAGCAGCAGGTACTAATGGAGGAGGTGCAGTTTTACATGTTACAGCAGCAAGTGGAACAAGCCCAACATTAGATGCTAAGATTCAAACAAGTTCTGATAACAGTTCCTTTTCTGATTATATTACATTTACTCAGGCAACAGGAATGACATCAGAACTAAAGACAAGTGCAAGTGCTCCTGCTAGGTATGCTAGAGCTGTTCTAACAATAGGAGGATCATCTCCTAGTTTTACAGTAGCTATAGGATTTGCACAGGGATAAATTAAGGAAATAGAGGAGAGGATAAATGCCAACATTTACACATGGAAAAAGTGCAGCTTTTAAAATAGATGACTCTGGAGGAACATTAAGAGATATTTCTAATGTTTTAACAGATGTTGCTGTTTCAAGAACTGCTGATGTAGCTGAGGTTTCTGCATTTTCTAATAGTTCTAAAGCTTTTGTAGCAGGACTAAAGGATGCAAGTATCACTATATCAGGATCTTTTGATGCAACTGTTGATGGTTATCTCAAAGCTATACTAGGAGTAGAGGGAGATTTTGAGTTCTATCCAATAGGAACTACAGGAGGAAATCCTAAAGCTTCAGGAAAAGCAATAATGACATCTTATGATAGAACACCAGATGTTGGAGGAGCAGTAAGCTTCTCAGCTGCTTTTCAAGTTAGTGGAGATGTAACTGAGGGAACTGCTTAAAATATAACTTAAGTAATTCACAACAGAAAAGAGGTTATCATGAAAAGACTTAGCATGGATGATATATCTAATGCACCATCTTTACCAGAGAAAGAGATTGAAATACCTGAATGGGATGCAACAGTATTAGTTACAGGTTTAACTAAAGCTGATGCAGTAGAGATTAATGAACTATCTGAAACAGATGGAATAAGAGATGAAGTCTTATTTGAAAAACACCTTTTGTTAAAAGGTTTAAAAGATCCACAGCTTGATGATTTAGAACAGGTTGAGGAGTTTTATAGTAAAGCTACACCATCAATAGTAGATAAAGTTCTTATAGGGATCTATAGGTGTATGGCTTGGACTAAGGAGGATCAGGCTTCTATAGCCTCTGAGTTTCCAGAATAATACAGAGTTGGCTTTTGAATTTAGACTAGCTTTAGATTTAGGCATGACAGTTGATGCTCTTAGAAAAAATATGAGTATGCAAGAATTTGAGTCTTGGAAGTTATACTACATAGATAGAAACAAAAAAGAGCAGAAAGCTATCACAGAAGCTAATGCTAGAAGTAAATTGAGGAGATAATGGCTAGAGCAACTTTGGAGATGTTCCTAAAGCTAACAGGAGCTAATAAAACATCTCAAGGATTAGATAAAGTATCAAAATCTACTAAAAAATTAGATAAAGATGTAGATGATACTTCTAAATCAAATGCAAAATTTGCTGCAGGGATGTCAGGGCTCAGTAAAGCAGCAGTTGTAGGTGCAGCAACAATAGCAGGAAAATCTCTTTTAGATTTCTCTATGTCTGCTATTCAAGCAGCTAGTTCAGCTCAAGAAGCTGCAGGAGCTTTTGGAACAACTTTTGGACAAGCATCAGAGCAACTTAATCAACAATTAGCAAAAAATGCTAATCTATTTGGCTTAACATCAGCAGAAGCACAACAATTAATTTCAGTATTTGGATCTGTTGCACAGGGAATAGGCTTTACTCAATCAGAATCAGCAGACTTATCATCAGAACTATTTAACTTAGCAGGAGATATAGCATCCTTTAACAATATTACAGCAGGTGCAGCTCCTGTTTTACAAGCATTTAGATCAGCATTAGTTGGAGAAAGAGAAGCTCTAAAGACTTATGGTATAGCAATAACAGAAGCAGAGGTACAAACTAAGGCTTTTGAACAAACAGGAAAAACATCAGCAGAAGCATTAACTAGGCAAGAAAAAGCTCTTGCAACTACAGCTCTTATATTTGAAAGATCCTCTGTACAGCAGGGTAATGCTGCTAGAGAAGCCTCTGGATTTGCTGCACAAACATTAATAGCAAGATCTGCTGCTCAAGAACTTAGAGAGGAAATGGGAGAACAGTTACTCCCTGCAGCAGGAGAGGTTTTAAGAGTATTTAATGAGATGAGAGAGGAATCAACTCCTGCATTAATAGAAAGATTTTCAGATTTGAATGTACAGCTTTTAGGTGCTGTTGGGTTATTTGAGGATTTAAAAAATGCTACAAGTGGAAATAATGATGAGCAAAGTAAAATAGGAAAGTTTTTAGATAAGAGTGTAACATCTTTTTCAGTTTTAGGTAAAGTTTTAAAAGCAAGAGGTATACAACAACAAGCACAAATATTAATAGAAAAAAAACAAAAAGAATCAACTGAGGAACTTGTACAACAATTTGACAATTATGCAAAAAATACAAATATTATTAACAATTCATTAAATAAAAATAAAAGTTTAGTCAATTTATTAATACCAACACAGAAAAAGTTTGGAACAACATTAAAAAAAGATGTACTTCCTTTTGCAGAAAAATTAGCAGGAGTATTAGGCATATCAGCTAAACAAATTAAAGACTTAACTGATTTACAAGAGAATAGAGATGATGCTCAAAAGGATCTTAACAGAGCTTTAGAGGAGGAGGGTTTAATAACTGCTCAAGAAGCTCTAAGGAAAAAAGAATTACAGCAACAGATTGCAGAGCTTACTTTCTTTCAGGGGCAGGGAAAGAATGTAACTCAAGAATTAGCAGTAGCACAGGAGGAACTTAGATTAATAGAATTAGCTTTAACCAGAGAATCAGATCAATTAGTAGAAGCAAGAAAAAGAGCTACAGAAGCTCAAGAGGATTTAGATGAAGCTACAGGTAAAGGCACTTCTGCTATGGATACTCAATTAGAAGCAGCTCAAAATTTGCAAGATGTTTTAGATTTATTTGCAACTGATAACTTTCAAGATTCAATACAAGATGCTGCTGATATTTTGAATATAACTTGGGCAGAGGCTATTAATGGAGCTTTAGAGAATTATAGAATATTATTAGAAAAAGTAGAGGGTAAAAGTCTTGTAGAGATATTAGATGAACAATTAAGTCAATTAAATTTAGCAGGAGGCTTTACAGCATCTCCTTTAGTTGGAAATGGTACAGAAACTCCTGCTGATACACTAGGAGATCAAAGTGGAGTTTCAACAAATAGCAATAGTAATGTAGAACAAACTTTTGTAATTCCTGTTTATATTGGAGATGAAAAAGTTGATGAAGTTATTCAAAAATCTACTAATAGACAATCAAATCAGGGTAAGACATTAAGTATTAGCTGATGAGTGTTTCTTTTGATTCCAATGTTGATATAACAGTAGAAATAGCTTTTGACAGTAATCCATTAGATAGTTCTCAAACATATACAGATGTTACTGCTTATTTAAGAAGTTTTGAAACTTCTAGGGGTAGAATATCAGCTTTAACACAATTTCAAACAGGAACAGCTACAGTTGTTTTAGATAACAGAGATAACAGATTCTCTCCTAATCAAACAACACATTATTATGATTCCTCAGCAGGTAGAACAAAAATACAACCACTAAAAAGGTTAAGAATAAGAGCTACTTATAGTTCTACAACTTATGATATATTCAATGGCTTTGTAGAGAGCTTTCCTGTACAGTATGCAGGACAGGGCTATGATGCCTCAACTAAAATTAGAGTAGTGGATGCTTTTAAGCTTTTCTTTAATGCAACTTTGGATGGTGTTGGATGGAGATTAGGTATATCTAAGCTAGGATCTACAACTAGGCTTACACTTACTCAAGCACAGGAATTAAGCTCTGTAAGAGTTAAAAATATACTTGATAGCTTTGGATATAGTAATCAGGCAATATCTACAGGACAGCTACAAGTACAAACTCAACCAGAAACAGATGACTTATTAACAGCTATAAGGAAAGTAGAACAAGCAGAGAATGGTACTTTTTTTATAGGTGCTAATGGAGATGCTACTTTTAGAGATAGAAACTTTAGATTGACTAATACAACAACTCCTAGTGCTACTTTTGGGCAGGGTGGAGGAGAGTTGCCTTATGTT